TGCGTAATCAGTTGATGGAGGAAGCAGAATCGCTGATCAATGACGGAAAGGCAGAAGAAGCAGAGGAAAAAATGAACGAAGTTAAAAAACTTGACACGAAATGGGAAGAAACGAAAAAAGCAAATGCAAATTTAAACGCATTGAAAGATAATGACAAAGTTATCGATCTTGAAAACAAATCCGAAAACATTAAGGAGGGCAAAGTTTTGGAAAACATTCAAGAACCAGTAAAAATCGACGAAAAAGAAGCGTATACCAACGCTTGGGCTAAATATATGCAAGGTAGCAAATTGGAAGGAAACGACAAAGAAATTTTCGATAAAGTAAACAAAGAATTCAATAACGCTTATACGCATGATACGACAAATACGTCTATTTTAATTCCGGAGACGGTTGTTGCTGGTATTTGGAAACGAGCCGAAGAAATGTATCCACTTTTGGCTGATGTTCGTAAGTTTAATGTCCGCGGAACGCTTACAATGAAAAAACATACTAGCATTGATGCTGGTGACGCGAAATTTTATTCTGAGGGAACAGCTACAGAAGATGAGCAAAATACTTTTGGTGAAATAACTCTTAGCGGTTGTGAGTTGGCAAAAGCAATTACGATAACTTGGAAATTACGTTCGATGGCAACGGAAGAATTTATTCCGTTTATTATCAATGAATTAGGTGAACGTATTGGTGTGGCATTAGGAACTGCTACGGCAAGCGGAGGAGGTTCGTCTGCAAATCCTAGAGAGCCTGAAGGTATTGAAACGCACTTGCTTGCAGAAGCAGGAACACCGCAAATCGTAACATATGACCCTAACAACTCTACAAATCCAGTTCCTTTAACTTACCAAATGATTACTGAAGCTATTTCAAAAATCCATTCGTCTTACCTTAATGGTTGTTCTATCTATGCAACCAATACTACGATATGGACACAGCTTGCCAATTTAATGGATGATACTGGTCGTCCGTTGTTTATTCCTGACGTAACAAGCGGTGGTGTAGGTCGCATGTTCGGCATGGTAGTAAAAGCAGATGCAGGAGTAACCGACGGATATATTCTTATCGGTAACGCAAACGCAGGGTATATCATGAACACCAACGAGCCTATGTCTGTGGCAACCGAGGAACATGTGAAAGCTAGAACGGTCGATTATGCTGCTTATACCATTGTTGATGGTGCTGTATTAGACTCAAAAGCATTCGCTTTGATTCAAGACCTGAAAACACCATAAGGAGGGCTTTAATTGAGTTATAAAGCGACAAGGACATTTTATGAGCGTTTTCAGAATCGTAAGCGATATGACGAAGGTGATGAATACAACTATCAAGACGAAAACAGGATCGCATACCTTTTGGAAAGAGGTTATCTTGAAGAAAAAAGTAAACAACCTCCTAAACAAGAAAAGCGCACTCGTAAGAAAGCGAGTGATTAGTAATGGCGTTACTAGATGATGTGAAACAAGCGCTGCGTATTAGTTCGTCAAATACAGCGTTTGACACAGAAATACAAACCTTAATCGACGCTGCCCGTTTGGATTTGAAACAGGCGGGCGTTTTTGATGTTTTGGTTGACGCAACTGAACCTGACGCACTAATTAAACGTGCGATCATCACCTATGCAAAAGCGAACTTCGGTTACGACAACCCAGAAGCAGATCGTTTTAACGGCGCGTATGTCATGTTGAAACAACATCTGTCGTTATATGGTGATTATCGGAATGACGGTGGAGAATCATGATGTGGCGTGACATAGTGGAATTGATCGCAATCCAAAAGGTGGATGACGGCGCTGGTGGGTATACAGAAACGGAAACGTTCCGGAAAGTGTTTGTGAATCGAAAATCTATCCGGCAATCTGAGTTTTACCAAGCGCACATGGCGGGGTTGAATCCGGAACTGATGTTTGAGATTCGAAGTATTGAGTATCAAGGGGAAGAAAAACTTTTATATAATGAGAGCACATATCGTGTTATTCGAACGTATTCGTCGAGCGATGAAATAACCGAGCTTGTTTGCGAAAGATGGTGATGGAATGGCCAAGACAAAAATAAAGATTGATGTTGATGGGATTGATGACGTTCTTAGGGAGTTTGATCGGTTTGACAGAGAAAGCCGTGAGAATTTAAGGAAAGCGGTTCGCAGGAATGCCAATGCGCTGCGAAAAGCAATTCGCGGACGTGCGCCGGTCGATACTGGGAATCTCAGAAACAGCATTAGGGCAAAATATGAAAAAGATGGTTTTGGCGCTGATGTCGGGCCAACACGTCCCAAAGGCTCCCATGCTCATCTTCTTGAGTTCGGCACAGTTAAAATGGCGGCAAAACCGTTTATCACACCAGCAGCAGAAGAGCAGCGTAATAAATATATGAACGATATCAAAAACGCGATTCGTGGAGCGATCAAGTGATGAGCGGGAGCGTTCTGTTTTTTTTACAGCAGGCGATTTATTCGTTGCTGACATCGGATGCTGAGTTAATGAGCAAAGTAACAGGGGTATTTGACGCTGTCTCTGATGATCAAACATTCCCGTATGTCACAATTGGAGAAGCGACCAGTCTCCCATATCGTACTTTTGACAAGTTTGGCGAGGAATGTACGATTACTTTGCATATTTGGAGTAGATATAAAGGGTTTAAAGAAGCAGCAGAAATATTGGATGATTTGAATCGTATCCTAGCAGATGCGGTTTTTTCTGTGTCTGGATGGGGAAAGGCGAACAGCTATTATGACTTTTCAGAGACGTTACGCGATCCTGATGGGATTACAAGACATATTCCTGTTAGGTATCGCATTATAGTTCAAAAGGAGGATGAATAAGATGACCGCAACAGCAGGATTTGAAGGTGGTTTGTATATTGATAATGCTGGAACTGAAACCGCAATCGCGAAAGTGAGGGAAGCTACACTAACTGTAGAAGCAGAAACGATTGATGTGACAAACTTTGACACCAATGGCTGGGCTGAAAACATCCCATCATTTAAGTCATGGTCTGTGGACGCTGAATTGTTATACACTCCGGATGACACTTCTCAGGATGACTTGGAAGCAGCGCTGTTTGGAAATTCTTCTGTTACTATTGTTTTGTACCCGAAGGATGTTGCAAGTGGGAAAGGGTACAAAGGAACAGCTTATATTACGAGCTATGAAGTTGGTGTCCCAGTCGATGACGCTGTGACGATCAGCGCAACCCTGACAGGATCAGGGGCCTTACAACAAGTCACAAAGCCGGCAGTATAGGAGGTAGAAATATATGAGTGAACAGTATGTACAAGTAGAGATTGGCGGGAAAACCCGCCTTTTACGTTATGATTACAACGCTATTTGTGACATCGAAGAAAAATTTGGAAAAGGGGTCGCTGCCATATTTTCGGAAGAACAGGTCGGATTTAACACAGTCCGACTTTTTTTATGGGCAGGATTAAAGTGGAAAGACCCGGGCTTAACTGTACAGAGGGTTGGCCAGTGGTTGCAAAAAGAAGCTGAGGAAGGCAAACAACCATTGGAATTTTTGAACGTCGTCATGGAAGGTTTGAAAAAAGCAAAAGTCATCCAAGAGCAGCAGGAAGAAGCTGAAAATGAGGGAAACGAATAGAGCCGTCTGGCGGTCTTCCGTGGAAAGAGTTGAAACAAATGGCCTACGGCTTGCTTGGTTTGAAACCGTGGGAATTTTGGAAGCTAACACATGCGGAACTGCTAGACATGTTAGACGGTTATCAATATAAAGCTGATATTGAAATGCACCGTATCGCGTGGCACGCGGCGAACGTGATGAACGTACATCTTAAACGAAGCAATCGCGTGACAGTAGATAAGTTACTTGGAAAGAAACGAGAAATGACGCTTGCAGAAAAGCATCGTGAGTTTGAAAAACTAAAAAGACTAATTAAAAATAAGAAGAAATGCTAGTCCGGCGAAGTTTTAAGGTCCAGGGGGTGAGAATGTGGCGGAAACGATTGCATCTATGGCAGTAAGAATTGGGCTTGATATATCAGGATTTCAAAAGAATATGAATGAATTCCAAAAGACATGGGGTAAAGTCGGTAAACAGATGCAAGACACTGGATCGAAGATCGGAACGTCTTTTACTGCTGCCGGTCTTGGTTTAGCAGCTGGACTAGGGTTCGCTGTAAAAACAGCTGCTGAGTTTGATGCGCAGATGGCGCGTGTTGGCGCAATCGCAGGAGCGTCGGAAAAGGAATTGCAGGCGATGCGACAGACAGCACTCGATCTTGGTGCGAGTACATCGAAAAGCGCATCCGAAGTAGCTCAAGGTATGGAACTAATGGCCGCAAAAGGATACGAAGCGAACGAAGTAATTGCAGCAATGCCTGGTGTGATTGCTGCTGCCGAAGCTAGTGGCGAGGATATGGCTCTTGTGGCAGACACAGTAGCCAGTGCATTGAATGCTTTTGGTTTGGAAGCATCCGAGGCGTCCCGTGTTGCCGATGTTCTTGCAATGAGCGCGAACACGTCTGCTGCAGGAGTGCAAGATTTGCAATATGCGTTTAAATATGCTGCTCCGGTTGCGAATTCGTTGGGGATTTCTTTGGAAGAGCTTGCCGCCGCAACTGGCATAATGGCTGATGCTGGGATGAAAGGAGAACAAGCTGGAACGACACTACGCGCGGCATTATTAAGATTAACCGATCCATCAAAAGAAGCAAAAAAAATGATGGATCAGCTTGGCATCTCGGTTACTGATGCGAATGGGAAATTCTTGCCGTTTGATAAGATTATTCAACAGTTAAGAGAGTCGACAGCAGGAATGACAGATGCACAAAAAGCACAAGCGTTGTCGACCATTTTCGGAACAGAAGCTATGACGGGTATGTTATCACTTGTAGAAGCTGGACCGGATAAATTACGGGCACTCACCACAGAATTGCAAAACTCCGGCGGTGCATCTGCTGAAGCGGCGGCACAAATGAAAGATAATCTGGCCGGAAGTATGGAAGAATTGTCTGGGGCCGTCGAAACATTGCAAATAAGTTTTGGTAGTGCGCTAGCACCAGCAATACGAATAGTAGCAGACGCGTTAAGCGGACTTGTTAATTGGTTTAATCAGCTTCCACAGCCCGTTCAGAACTTTTTGGCGATTGGTTCGGCGCTTGTAGCGGCATTGTTATTGCTTACTGGTGTGGTCGGTTTTCTTGTAGCTGGACTTGGGTTCTTGCTGTCAGCACAGTGGGCAGTTATTTTGCCAATAGCCGGATGGATAGCTGCGATAGTTGGTGTCGTAGCGGCGCTAGGCGGATTGGTCGCTGGAATTGTCTGGGCTTATAACAACATCGACTGGTTTCGCGAAATGGTTACTTCGGCGTGGGAAGCAATAAAAGGAGCGTTTAATACGGCGCTTAATTTTGTGCGAAATATTGTAATTACAGTAATGACTGCCGTCTTTTCTTTTCTTTCGCAAATTTGGTCACAAATCCAGCAGTTCTGGTCTGAGAACGGTGACATGATTAAGCAAGCGACGCAAAATGTTTGGAATGTGATTAAAACGATTATATCGGTAGCCATGAACATCATCAGTGCGATTATGTCGGTGGTGTGGCCGGCGATAAAAACTATCATTGTTTCAACGTGGAATGCGATTAAAGGTGTCATTCAAGGCGCGATTGATGTGATACTTGGTATTATTAAGTTTTTTTCTGCATTGTTTACCGGTGACTGGAAGGCGCTTTGGGAAGCGACAAAGCAGATTGTTAGCGGGGCTGTTCAAATGGTATGGAATCTAATTCAGTTGTGGTTTGTCGGAAGGATTATCAAAGTTGCTAGCACGTTTGGGAGTCTTTTCAGAAACGTTATACAAACGGCTTGGAACTTTGTGAAGAATATCTTCACAACAGGCGTGAACCTTGTACGAAATGTTGTGTCGACAGGTTTTAATTTCATTCGCAATATCATATCCAGCGTGATGAATACGGTCCGTTCGATTATCTCGAGTATTTGGAACGGGATTAAATCGACGGTTTCCAGTGTAGTGAATAGTATCAGAAACACGGTGTCGAACATCTTCAATTCCCTTCGCGGCATTGTCAGCAATGCGTTTAGTCGCGTAAGAGATGCCGTTCGTAACGGCATAAACCGTGCGCTGGATATTGTGCGGAATATCAAGGACAAGTTCTTTGATGCCGGAAGGAATATTGTTACTTCTATTGCTGACGGAATAAAAGGTGCAATTTCAAAAGTTACTGATGCGATTGGAAACGTGACACAAAAAGTGCGTAACTTCTTACCGTTTTCTCCACCAAAAGAAGGTCCGCTCATTGACATCATGGACGTAAAATGGGGAGAGACAATAAGTGCTGGAATTTTAAAAGGTGAAAACGAAATTGCTAGAGCAATGGAACGAGCACTTGATTTTGATTTAACAAAGAAAGCTACTTTTAACGTAAATAGCAACCAAACACCGAGCCGCACTACCCAACAGCAACCGCAACCAATTATTTTACAAATTGATGGAAAAACATTTGCACAAATTATTGGAGATTACACTAGCCAAGAAGGCGGTAATCGAATCAGAAGAATTGAAAGGGGGCTTGCTACTTGAGATATGGCATAACATTCAACGGTAAACACTCGTACAGAGATTTTGGAGTCACAATTGCAGAGAAAAACATTGGTTATCCAGAAAAACAAAAAATAAAAGTGCAAGTACCCTTTTCTAATATAGAGTATGATTTTAGCGAAATTTACGGAGAACAAACTTATACCCATAGAACACTTGAATATACCCTTAACGTTGCATATTTAACCAGACCAAACGATACAGAGTCTATCAACATATCAGAAACACAACTGTCCAATTGGCTTATGGTTGGTGGTGGTAAGAAAAAACTATATGACGACTCAATACCAGGATATTACTATTTAGCAGAAGTGGAAGGCGGTCTTGATTTTGACGAACTTTGGAATCATGGTACTTTAACAGTCCAGTTTACAGCCTATCCATTCATGATTAGTGAACTTCCGGAAGGACACGACATATGGGATGAATTTAATTTTGAGTTGGATGTCGCACAAGTTACAGATTTTCAAGTAAATGGATCATTGCAAGTTATTCTATATAACGTAGGTATACCAAGCTTATCACCAGAGATTGAAGCAAGTTCACCAATGCAAATAATCAAAGATGGCATAACTTACAACGTACCAGCAGGGAAAAGTAAAAGTGACGATTTTAGATTAGTACCAGGTGAAAACGAATTGACCATTATCGGAAACGGTACAATCAACTTTCTTTTTTACAAGGAGTTGATTTAGTGTATAGAGTTACGATTATAAACGACAATGAGGAAACTGTTATTCACAGTCCATATGCTGATGGGGTGAAACTTGAAAGCGGCACAATCAAACAAGAAATTAACAAAATTGATTCATTCGAAATGTCATTTTACTTGAATAATCCAGCACACAATAGACTGAAACCGTTTAAAACATTTATTAACGTGTTAAATACCAAAACAGGTAAATACGAATTCGAAGGACGTGTGCTTTCTCCGGTTGGAAGAATGGATGACAGCGGACTACATGAGTATTCTTGGATATGCGAAGGAGAACTAGGGTATTTACACGACTCACAACAAAAACACAGAGAATGGAGAGGGACTCCAAAAGATTTATTTATTAGTCTATTAAACTATCATAATTCACAAGTCGAATCGTACAAACAATTTGAACCTGGTATTTTCGAAGTCACAACATCAACCGACAATCTTTATGTTTATACATCCGCAGAAAAAACCACGTTCGAAGAAATCGAGGATAAGATTCTTGAACGAGTGGGTGGCGAACTAAGGATTCGAAAAGAGAATGGAGTACGTTATTTAGACGTATTAGAACGAGTCGGAGAGGACAAGCAAACAGAAATTAAGATTGCCAAAAATTTAAAAAGCATTAGTCAAAGTGTAGACCCAACAGAGATTATCACACGTTTGACACCACTTGGAACACGAATTGAAAGTGACGATCCGGATGCCACAGACGCTAGCCAAGCACGTTTGACAATTGAAGAAGTTAATAATGGTATCCCATACATTGACCGACCAGACTTGATTGCAGAATTCGGAATACAAGGCGGTGCAATTGTTTGGGATGATATAACGCTACCAGAACGATTATTATCAGCTGGTCAAAAATGGATAAACGAACAAAAAGTTGCGCTATATCAATACGAAATAGACGCGGTTGATTTATCGCTGATTGGATTAGATATTGAAAATTTCAAAGTGGGAAACAGTCACCAGGTAATAAACCCAGTCATGAACATAGATGAACGATTAAGAATCGTCGGCAAAACAACCGATATAAATAATCCGCAAGAATCATCACTCAAAGTTGGCGATAAATTTAAGACGTTAGACGAATATCAGCATGACGCAAACAAAGCGGCAAGACAGGTCGTCGAACTCGAAGGTATTGTTTCCAGTCAATCTCAACGGATTAGACAATTATTAAACGAAATCAACAACGTAAACAGCGAAGTAAATAACGTAAAACAAATCATTGACAGTTCAGACTTAGAAGAATTGCCGGAAGCAATAAACTCGTTAGAACAAGCCATTATGGACTTAAATGATGCTTTGGACGGCATACCTATATATGATGTAGCAACACCAACACAAGATGGACTAATGGCTGCTGCAGATAAAGCGAAGCTAGACCTAATTCAAGTGATAAACAGTATTGATTTAGACAGTTTGAAAGCAAAACTTGATTTAATAACCGTTACTCAAGCGATTGATTTAGATGACCTCGAAGCAAGAGTTACAGCGCTCGAAGACCAACCGTAAAGGAGGTCTTTTTTTAATGGAAAAAACTTTGGCTGAAAGGCTGAAAGAATTAGCAGAGCAGTTAAGGCAAAAAGCGGAAGAAATACGACAACGTATTGAAGGAGCTGAGTTAAATGGCAATTCCGGAATCAATCAAAAAGAAAGCAAATCAAGTCAGGAATGAAGTATATGGAAAAGATGTCCGGGAAGCGTTGGCCAGCGGTATTGAAGAAGCTGGAGACATTGCAGATCAAGCAAACACAAAATCAGAGTACGCATCTGACAAGGTTGACAACATTCAATCACAAGTTGATCAATTGGTCGTAGAAGG